ATAGTTGTTTGGTGGAGTTAAAAAGTAACCATATAGGTTAAATAGGGGGAATAGTACGGAATTGGGGCAGTTGGAAACCCACTACCCAAAGCGCCCAAATTGCCGATGCAAAAATGTCACACTCCCTCCCCCGCGCTGTCTCCCCTCTCCGCGCTTAGGTGTTTTGGGCAATGAGATTGAAAGTTGAAAACGGACTTTCGATCCGACTACCCAAATTGCCCAAAGGTTGACCGGCCAAGCTGGCGCTTGCGCTTGGCATGTGTCGCGCGCCGCCACCCTCGATTGGCCAACCCAAAGCGCCCAAAGCGCCTAGGCCAAAAGGGCCGCGCGATCCTGGTGGCGGAATGATTTTTGCGGCCGGCTGGTGGCTGGGAGGGGGGAGGGGTAGGGCCGACGGCCGCGTGGCTGTCACGGGCACCGTCCGCAAACAATTTTTTATTTTTTGCAAAATCACATCAGGTCGCATAATGTGCGACACATGACTTTCTACTCACTGCCGTTCACGCCTGAGCGCGTCGAAGCCACTGAGGCGCGCTTGGAAGCGATCTACGAAGCCGCACGCTATGGCCTGAAGGGCGACAGCCTCGCCATGCGCGCTGGCTTGACCCCGGCGCAGTTTCGCCGGCTGCAAGAATTCGACCCGCTGGTGGAAATGGCCGAACTGAAGGGCCGTGCTGACGGCGAGTTCAACGCCGCCAAGACCCTGTACGACGCTGCCGCCGCTGGCGACGCCAAGGCCGCGCTTGACATTCTCAAGCATCAGCACGGCTGGGTAGCCAAGCAGCAGATTGACGTATCTATTGACCAGCAAATAAGCGTCATAGGCGCGCTGGAACGTGCGCAGACCCGCGTCATTGAAGGGCTGTACACCGACGTGCCCGCGCTAGAGGACAACACCGAAGATGCAGACTACACGTTACTCGGCAGCGGACGAGATGGAACTCATGTCCCGTCTGTGGTCCCCGACGATCAAGGATGACCCGCTTGCGTTCGTGCTGCTGACTTTTCCTTGGCGCGAGCAAGGCACGCCGCTGGAATACTTCGACGGGCCGCGCAAATGGCAGCGGCAAATCCTGAGCGACATACGCGACCACATCAAGCAGAACAGCGGCAAGTTGGACTTTGAAGTGTTCCGCGAAGCGGTCGCGTCGGGACGCGGGATCGGCAAGTCGGCACTGGTAAGTTGGCTGGTCATCTGGATGCTATCGACGCGCATCGGCTCGACGACCATCGTGTCGGCCAACTCCGAGGCGCAGCTACGGTCGGTGACATGGGCGGAAATAACCAAGTGGCTCGCCATGTCGCTCAACTCGCACTGGTTCGAGGTCGCGGCGACGCGCATCATGCCTGCCAAGTGGCTGACGGAAATCGTCGAGCGCGACCTCAAGAAAGGCACGCGCTACTGGTCGGTTGAAGGTCGGCTGTGGTCTGAAGAGAACCCGGACGCCTACGCCGGGGTTCACAACTTCGACGGGGTGCTGCTGGTGTTCGACGAAGCCAGCGGTATCCCCGACAGCATCTGGTCGGTGGCCGACGGGTTCTTCACGGAAAACACGCCGCACCGCTTCCATGTGGCCTTTTCGAACCCGCGCCGCAACACGGGGTACTTTTACGAGACGTTCCACTCCAAGCGCGCGTTCTGGCGCACCCGCAACATCGACGCCCGCGAAGTCGAGGGAACCGACAAGAACCTCTACCAACGCATCATCGACGAGTACGGCGCGGACAGCTACCAGGCCAATGTTGAAGTGTACGGCCAGTTCCCCAGCGAAGGCGATGACCAGTTTATCGGCGTCAATCTGGTCGATGACGCCATGAAGCGCCCCAAGCACAAGGACGAAACGGCCCCCATCACTATCGGCGTCGATCCGGCGCGGTTCGGCAGTGACGCCACCGTTATCGCCGTGCGGCAAGGGCGCGACATCATCGCGCTCAAGCGCCATCGCGGCGCGGACACGATGGAAGTGGTCGGTCACGTCATCGACGCCATCGAAGAGTACCAACCAGCGCTGGTCTGCGTCGATGAAGGGGGCTTGGGAGCCGGGGTCGTGGACCGCCTGAAGGAACAGCGCTACAAGATACGCGGCGTCAACTTCGGCAACAAAGCGGCCAAGCAACTCATGTACGGCAACAAGCGCGCCGAAATGTGGGGGGCCATGCGCGACTGGCTCAAGGACGCGCACCTGCCCAACGACAGGTTCTTGAAAACCGACCTCATAGGGCCGCGCATCAAGCCCGACAGCAAGGGGACGATCTTCCTCGAAAGCAAGAAGGATATGAAGGCGCGGGGGCTGGCCTCGCCAGACGCCGCCGACGCCATCGCGCTAACGTTCGCGTTCCCCGTAGCGTCCCGCGAAGCCCGTGCGAGCAGCGTTGACAGGCGCACGGTGCGCGGCTATTCTGGTGCTGGGATTTCTACATCTTGGATGGGTTCTTGATATGGCCAAACCGCCCCGCATGACTGCACCTAAGTTGAAGCCGGTCAAGCCGACCCCGCAGATGACGCCGAAGGCCACGCTTGGCCGTGCGGCCCGCGTGCAGGGGCTGGAAGCTGGCGAAAGCCGACTGGCCAGGACCATGCCACCCAAGAACAAGCCGGCTACCCCCACCATGTCGGCCGCTGCCAAGGCCGCCACGCAAGCGGCGATTAGCCGCGCGCAGCGCGTGCAGGGCGAAGAAGCGGGCGAAAGTATGCTGATGAAGCGCAAGCCGCCGCAGGTCATTCGTACCACGGTCAATGAGCGCACCACTCCGATGAAGAAGGGCCGCTGACGTGCCTCTGGTCAAGTCCACTGGCAAGGCGGCCTTCCGCAAGAACATCAAGGCTGAAGTCAAGGCCGGAAAGCCGGTAAAGCAAGCCGTCGCCATCGCCTACAGCGTCAAGCGCAAAGCCGCCAAGAAGGATAAGAAGTAACCAGCATGGCCGACCCGACCGGCATCAACAAGGTAGGCGTTGTCGCTGAACGCGGCAGCAACCCGGCAGACACCCGCGACAGCGGGGACAGCAGCACCATGTCGGTCATGCGCTCCCGCCTCAAGATGGCGATGGCGGCTTACTCGGACAGCCGCGAAGATGAACTGGACGATCTGCGCTTCATGGCCGGGTCGCCCGACAACCAGTGGCAGTGGCCAGCCGACGTGCTGGCAACGCGTGGCGCGGTGCAGGGCCAGACCATCAACGCCCGTCCGTGCCTGACGATCAACAAGCTGCCGCAGCACGTCCGCCAAGTCACGAACGAACAGCGCCAGAACCGCCCCGCCGGCAAGGTCATCCCCGTGGACGACAACGCCGACGTGGAAGTGGCGGAAATTTTCGACGGCATCGTGCGGCACATTGAGTACATGTCGGACGCCGACGTGGCCTACGATACGGCTTGCGACAACCAGGTGACTTACGGCGAAGGGTATATCCGCCTGATCACCGAATACTGCAACGAAGAAAGTTTCGACCAAGATGTGCGCATCATGCGGGTGCGCAACGCGTTTTCGGTCTATATGGACCCGACAATCCAAGACCCGTGCGGCGCTGACGCGCAGTGGTGCTTCATCACACAGGATATGACCAAGGCTGAGTACGAACGGGAGTTCCCGGACGCGTCGCCTATCTCGTCGATCCTCGCCACGGCCGTAGGCGACGAAAGCATGTCGGCTTGGCTGGACCAAGACACGATCCGCATTGCCGAGTATTTCTACTACAAGTACAAGCGCGAAACGCTGCACCTTTACCCCGGCAACATGACCGCTTGGAAAGGCAGCCCGCAGGACAAGTTGCTCGCCGCGCAGTACGGCGCGCCAATCCGCAAACGCGAAGTTGACCGCAAGAAGGTCATGTGGATGAAAACCAACGGCTATGACGTGCTGGACGAGCGCGAATGGCCGGGCAAATATATTCCCGTGGTCCGCGTCATCGGCAACGAGTTCGAGGTTCAGGGCCAGATTTACATTTCCGGCCTTGTGCGCAACGCCAAAGACGCGCAGCGCATGTACAACTACTGGACCAGCCAAGAGGCAGAAATGCTCGCGCTGGCCCCCAAGGCACCCTTCATCGGCTATGGCGGCCAGTTTGAAGGCTACGAAATGCAGTGGAAAACCGCCAATACGACCAACTGGCCGTATTTGGAGGTCAACCCGGACGTTACGGACGGTGCTGGCAACGTCTTGCCGCTGCCGCAGCGCGCCCAGCCGCCCATGCCGCAGACCGGGCTTATTCAGGCCAAAATGGGCGCTGGCGAGGACATCAAGGCCACCACGGGCCAGTACGACGCTTCGTTGGGGCAGCAGGGCAACGAACGCTCTGCCAAGGCCATCATCGCCCGCGAAAAGCAGGGCGACGTGGGGACGTATCACTACGTCGATAACCTTGCGCGGGCTATTCGCTACGTCACGCGTCAGCTTGTGGACATCATTCCCCGGATTTACGACACTCAACGCATCGCGCGCATCATCGGCGTTGACGGCGACGTGCAGATGGCCAAGATCGACCCGACCCAGCAAGAGCCGGTCCGCGAAATTCGTGACCAGTCCGGCGCGCTGATCGAAAAAATCTACAATCCGAGCGTCGGCACTTACGACGTTATGGTCACTACTGGCCCCGGCTACATGACCAAACGCCAAGAAGCCCTCGACGCCATGAGCCAGATTTTGCAGACCAACCCGCAACTCTGGACCGTCGCCGGCGACCTGTTCATCAAGAACATGGATTGGCCCGGTGCGCAAGAAATGGCCAAGCGGTTCCGCAAGATTTTGGACCCGAAGGTGCTGTCGGATGGCGACCAGTCGCCGGAAATCATGGCCGCGCAGCAGCAGATTGAGGCCCTTACAATGGAACTCAATCGCGTCACGGACATCATGGAGAATATCCAGGATAGCACCGAGCATCAGAAGGTCGAAATTGACCGCTACAGGGCTGAAATTGACGCCTACAACGCGGAAACCAAGCGTATTTCGGCCGTTCAGCAGTCCATGACACCAGAACAAATTCAAGATATTGTCATGGGGACCATCGCGGCCGCGCTGGATACTGGCGATCTGATCGGCAACGCGCCTGAAATGCGCGAAATGCCCGAAGCAGAAGGCCAAGAAGCGCCTGAACAGCCGGAAATGGCCCCCGAACAGTCGGAAATGGCCCCCGAACAGTCGGAAATGGCCCCCGAACAGCCCGCAGAAGGAATGATGGAATGAAGTGCGCGGATTTTGTCGGAATGATGTTTCTGGCGCGCGATGTCGCTCATTCCGCGCACCTGAACACACGCAGTTATGCCAAGCATGTTGCCTTGAACGAGTTTTACGACGGCATTATCGACTTGGCGGACAAGTTTGCCGAAGCATACCAAGGCAAATATGGCCTGATTGGGCCTATTTCGCTGATGTCGGCCAAGAAAACCAACAACATCGTCGAGTTCCTAGAAGGCCAAGTGGACGACCTGTCCGAAATGCGGTATAAGGTCGTCGATAAGGAGTGTACCCCGCTCCAAAACATCATCGACGAGATTTTTGGGCTGTACTATTCGACGCTCTACAAACTGAAATTTCTGGCGTGAGGCTGACACATGGAACTGCTTAACCCTTGTAGCAAGGCTGACTTCCCGGCCTACACCGCGTCCTATACCGGCACCGCCGGCAACACGACCGCATGGAACCCCGGCCCGCAGGGCGTCGTGGTGTGGTCGGACCAGCCGTGCTATGTCGAAGTCGGCGTCGGCGCTGTGGCTACCACGGCCAGCACGCCTATTCCGCCTTTCACGCCCATTCCGTTCGTGCTGCCGACCAACACCAGCGGCGCGCCGTGGCGTGTCAGTGCAATTCAGGTATCGACTGGCGGCACGATCTACGCCAAGCCGATTAACCGGAACTAAGCTGTGGGCTTCGGCGGCGCGCTTCGCAACGGCATCGCTCTAGGGCTGGGAAGCATCATCAGCTTCTTGTCCGGCTATGCTGACGCGACCGTCCAGAACAATCTGCTTACCGAAAACAGCGAAAACCTCGTCCAGCAGGACGGGGGCCTGATTATTTTGGAATGAAGCCATGAGCCTAAGCGTTTCCATGTTTGCTGGCGTAGGGCAGCAGTTCTTCGACAATAACGGCGTGCCCCTGAGCGGCGGCAAACTGTTTTCCTACGCAGCGGGCACTACCACGCCGGTTCCGACTTATACCACGTCCACTGGTGTCACGCCGCACGCGAACCCGATCATTCTGGACTCTGCCGGGCGCGTTCCTAGCGGCGGCGAAATTTGGATTGACACTGGCACTGCGTACAAGTTTGTCCTGAAAACTGCGACCGACATCGTAATCGGGACGTATGACAACGTCTTTGGTAGCGCGTCGTCGATCTACGCCGACTTGGCCGCTCCCAACGGTTCCAGCCTTGTCGGGTTCATTCAGAGCGGCACCGGAGCGGTCGCGCGCACTGTTGAAAGCAAGCTGCGCGATACGGTTAACGTAAAGGACTTTGGCGCGGTAGGTGACGGCGTAGTCGATGACACTGCGGCTATTCAGGCTGCGATTGACTACGCGATTTACTTCAGTTCCGGCTCTTACAGTGCGTTTTCGGCGGGCATGAAGGTGTTTTTGCCGCACGGCAAGTACAAGACCACCGACACGCTGCACCTTGGCTACGGCGTGAGCAGCTTCACGTCTATCGTGTTTGAAGGCGAATGCCAGTACGGCGACAGCGGCGGCGTCACGCTGTCGGGCATTTACCCCACGTTTAACGACCGCCCTGCGATCAACGTGCAAGGCGGTCGCTATGTGACGATCCGCCGCGTCACCGTCGTCGGGGTCAACAGCACTTGGCTCAAGGCCAACTACTTTACGACGATCAACGACCGCAGCGCGGTGGCGAATTGGTATGGTCCGAACATTTCGGCCGCCAACAACACCCGCTACGCGCCGTACTGCGGTATTTGCATCGACGCCTACTCTGGCCCGACCCCGGCTAATCCTTATCCGGCCGTCAACTATCCGGCATTTCTCGGCACTGTCTCGCAGTACAACAAGTTCTTCAGCAGCGTGACCACGCTCGACGAAGTCAGTGTCCAAGGCTTTGTGGTCGGGCTGATGGTGCAGCCTGGCGATATGCCGTCTGCTTCGCAGGGCGATTTTGTCACGGTCCGCGACAGCAATCTCAGCTTCAACGTGGTCAACTATGCGGACGGCCACGCCGACGCGCGCAATCCGAACATCTACAACACCCGTTTGGACTTCGCGCATACCGCCATCGACGGGCGCACTTATGGCGCTCAGGTCGGCCAGCTATCGGTCAACGTCAACGGCAGTTCTTTCGACCAAGTTTACCGCGCGCTGAACATCGACCTCAACGGCAGCACCGTGCAAGGGTCTTACTCGGCCAACCTCAACTCCTGCTACGGCGAAGGTTTGAACGGTTTGGGCATCGCTTGCGTTGCCGGCAGCATTTCGGGGGCTGTCGCCGCTGGGATTACGCTGACGGAATGCAAGTTTTCGTTCCTTGTAAAGAGCGCGGAATACTCGCCCACGCACATTATTTCCGCCCCCGGCGCGGATATTTTCCTGCGTAACATCGTGTTCCAAGGTGCGTACTCGTTCTATAATTTCGACGGCAATCTGTCGGTTGACGGCATCACCACGACCAAACCTTTTGCGGACGTGTTTTCGCCGGCTACCGGGCAGGCCAACAAGGTAGCGAAGTCGTACACTTGCAACATTTTCGCGCCAAAGTCGTATAATGTCCGTGCCAATCCGAACGAGTTTTTTACCTATTTCGGGTACGCCATTACCAACCTTCGGGCGGACAGCAACAACTTCCCAATTGACTTGGACACGGTGTCCCCCGCAGGCACTGGCTACGGCTATCCGATCCCTTGGTTCGTGCAGAACATGACTTACGGGACCACGCAATACCCGGTCAGCAACGTAGCGCCGCTGGTCCTCAACCGGGCCACCTATAACCTGTCGGCAGTAAGCCTGTCGGACAACCAGTACACATTCACGTGCGACAATGCGTTTATCACCGACGCAGTCGGCGCAAACACAGACGCGCCGTTCTACGTCGGCAAGGGCGACATCGTGGTCGATAGCGTGTCTGGCCACGTTTACGCCGTCATTTCGGTTTCCTTCTCTGGCACCGGCCCTGGCACAACCATGACGGCCACGATCCGCCAGCTTAACAATGTGCGCTGGTCCGGGTCGGCATGGGTCGCTGGCGGATCGCTGTCGTCCAACACGGGTACGTTGACTTTCTACAACGCCCGCCGCGTCTATCCATCACCGTATCGCGTCAACTTTACGGCGACCGCTGCCAGCGGCAATTTTGACCTGAAAATTTGCGGTGATGAAGCCAACGTCAACTTTATGACGCTTCCGGTTGAAGTGGATGACTATCTAATCTCGTCCGCTAAGTCGCAAAGCGCCGTCGATAGCGTATTTCCGAAATTCTCCAAGGTCACAGTTTCCAACCCCAACACGGGGGCGATTACGGTGAACCAGAACGCGCGTCGAAGCTACTATGGCGAAACGCCGTTGTTTGTTAAGGTTCTATAGCAAGCGGGTCTTGTGCCACGCCGCAATTAGAGGTTGATACGTATGGCCGACAAGAAAATTTCGCAGCTTCCCGTTGCTGGCACTCTTACGGGTGCGGAACTGGTTCCGGTCGTCCAGAGCGGCACAACCGACCAGACCACGGTGCAGGACATGGCCGCGTTTACGCCGACCGGCAAAGGCTATGTGCTTCTTGGGACCAGCATTCCGTTCGTTTTCGTGTCGAGCGGCACAATGGGAAACAACGGTGCGCTGTCTGGCATCACGGCTGTTTCTGCCATCTATCCGGCGGCATACGTTTACTTGGAAGCCAATGTCATCGCCGCTGGCGTCGCGGCTGGCTGGTATTACGCAGCGTTTTCCAGCACGACTGCGGCCACGGTTTACAACAACGTCTATACCAGCGGCGTTCCGTCCATCCCCGCCAGCCCCACGCCGTTTGTGACGACCGGGCCAGGGGCTTACACGCGCACCGTGACGGTCATCGGCGGCTACAGCGTCACGTTGCCCGCCAACACGCTTGGCGACAACGGCTACCTTGACGTGAAGCAGGCATATACGCAGACCAATAACGCCAACAACAAGAACGGCTATGTGCGAATGAATGGTACAGTCGTTCTGTCGGTTGGCCTGTTCAGCACTGCGGCCATGAATTTGACCGGATTGGTGGCGAACGCCGGAACCAAGACCAAGCAATACGCCAGCACTGTCTGTTCAGTGGCTAACTATTCTCTTGCTACCGCTTTGCGGTCGATTGACACGACCACCGCGCAAACGGTCGATGTTTCTTTTCAGGCCGCCACGGCAACAGACACTGTCGTGCTGAACAGCACGGTAATTGTCGCCTACAAGTAACCAAGCGGTTTACGGCCCGCACGGGCTATTGCCGTCAAGCAAAACATGTTTTATGTTAAATACCGTACCGGCGCGGATCACCGGGAACTCTTAGGGGTTAAACATGGACAACACTGTCCCCAATGAAGCGGAAGTGCCCGCGCCAGAACTCGAAGCCACGGCAGCAGTCGAGCCTGTAGAAAACGAAACGCCGGAAGAGCAGCCTGTCGAACAGGAAGCGACCAAGACCTTCACGCAAGAAGAATTGGACGCCATTGTTGGCAAGCGTCTTGCAAGAGAGCAGCGCAAGTGGGAGCGCGAACAGGCTCAAAGGCTCGCGGAACAGCAAGCCCGGCAGCAGCCGGTCGATCTGGCCCCAGAGCAGTTTGAGACCTACGAGGATTACGCCGATGCGTTAGCAGAGCGTAAGGCCGAGGAACTGCTGGCACGCCGCGAAGCGGAACTCCAGCAGCGCGCATTGCTTGACGCCTATCACGAACGTGAAGAGGCAGCGCGGGACAAGTACGACGACTTTGAAATGGTCGCCTACAACCCCGAACTTCCCGTCACCGAAGCGATGGCTAGGGCAATTCAAGCGTCTGACATCGGACCCGACGTGCTTTATCACCTCGGGAGCAATCCGAAGGACGCCGCACGCATTTCGCGTCTGGACCCGATCTTGCAAGCTCGGGAAATTGGAAAGATCGAAGCGCAGCTTGGTGCTGCTCCTCCGGTCAAGAAAACCTCCAACGCCCCGGCACCGATTGCTCCTGTCACCGCCCGGACCACTGGTTCGCCCGCGTTTGACACCACCGACCCTCGTTCGACCAAGTCGATGAGCACGTCGGAATGGATCGAAGCGGAACGGCTGCGGCAGATCAAGAAGTACGAGGCACAACGCAACCGCTAATTTGGGATTACCACCATGTCCAACAGCATTCTTACTATCGACATGATCACGCGGAAGGCTCTCGAAATCCTCGAGAACAACCTCGTGCTCACCCGCAACGTGAACCGCCAGTACGACGACAGCTTCGCCGTCGAAGGCGCCAAGATCGGTTCGACCCTGCGTATCCGCCTGCCGGACCGCGCTCTGGTCACCGACGGTGCCGCCCTGCAGGTTCAGGACGACAACGAACAGTTCACCACCCTGACCGTTGCTTCGCAGAAGCACATCGGCGTGAACTTCACCACCGCCGAACTGACCATGCAGCTCGACGACTTCGCCGAGCGCGTTCTGAAGCCGCGTATCTCGCAGCTTGCCTCGTCGATTGACGCGGACGTTGCCAACGCGTTCAAGACCATCGGTAACTCGGTCGGTACCCCGGGCACCACGCCGGCTACTTCGGCTGTCCTGCTGGCCGCCCAGCAGAAGCTGAACGAAAACGCCGCTGTGATGTCGCCGCGCTACGCAACCGTTAACCCGGCTGCCAACGCTGGTCTGGTCGAAGGCATGAAGGGCCTGTTCAACCCGACCGACACCATCAGCAAGCAGTTCAAGAACGGCCTGATGGGCACCGGCGTGCTTGGCTTCGACGAAATCAACATGTCGCAGTCGATCAAGCAGTTCACCACCGGCTCGCGTTCCGCCACCGGCGGCACGACCTCGGCGGCCATCACGTCGGAAGGTGCCACCACCATCGCCATCACCGGCGCTGGCAATGGCGCGACCGTCAAGGCCGGCGACGTGTTCACCGTCGCTGACTGCTACGCTGTCAACCCGCAGACCCGCGAAAGCACCGGCTCGCTGTTCCAGTTCGTCGCGCTGGCTGACGTTACGCTGAACGGTTCGGGCGCTGGCAACATCACCGTGGCACCGATCTATTCGGCCAACCACGCGCTTGCCACCGTCGATGCGCTGCCGGGCAACAGCAAGGCTGTCGTGTTCGTCGGCGCGGCTTCGTCGCAGTACGCGCAGAACCTTGTGTACCACAAGGACGCGATCACCTTCGCCACCGCCGACCTTCTGCTGCCGCAGGGCGTCGATATGGCTTCGCGTCAGGTCCACAACGGCATTTCGCTCCGCGTTGTCCGTCAGTATGACATCAACAACGACCGTATGCCCTGCCGTATCGACGTTCTGTACGGCTACAGCACGATCCGCCCGCAGATGGCCTGCCGCCTTTGGGGCTAACCTGAAACCAGCCCCCGGTTAACGCCGGGGGCTAATTCTGCTCAAGGAGATATATCATGGCTCTTCCCAATGGCGCTGGTGGCTACCAGCTTGGCGATGGCAACCTGAACGAAGCCGTTATGGGCTACGCTCCGGCTCCGGCCACCGCGACTTCGTCGGCTACCCTGACCGCTGCTCAGGTTCTGTCGGGCATTCTGCTCGGCAGCCCCGGCTCGTCGGCTGCTTCGTATGCCCTGCCCACCGTGGCGGACCTCGAAGCTGTTTTGTCGAGCGCCAAGGTTGGCAGCACGTTCAACCTGTCGGTCGTCAATGTTGACGGCTCGGGTTCGGGCGTCATCACGCTGACCGCCGGCACCGGCTGGACCATCGTTGGTCTGGCCACCGTGGTCGCCACCGCTGGCACCGCTCAGATGTTCCGCGCCCGCAAGACCGGCGACGGGGCCTGGACGCTCTACCGCGTCGGTTAATGGTTTTGCCCCGGCTTCGGTCGGGGCAAACTTTCTTCGGAGGGTTCTATGCCTAACACCAAAGCAATCGGCGTCGCTTATGCGGACCCCGCGTTTGAAAGCGTCACTGTCAGCGGTGCGGTCACGGCCGACACTGTAACCTCGTCGTCCTCGACGGGCGTTGTGGCCGCCAATGCGAACGCGGGCGTTTACATTCTCAGCACGGCGATCACCGCCAACTCGACCACCACTTCGGCCCCTGTCGGCTCGCTTGGTATCACGACCAACTCGACCGGCCGTGGCAAGCTGTTCTACTCGGACGGCACCAAGTGGCAGTTCATGGCGATCAGCTAAAAAAGTGGGCGGCCTTCGGGCCGTCCATTTTTGAAAGGTTCCTATGTCAGTAATCTACATGGTTCACCCCGTGCATGGCGCTAAGGTCGCAATTAGCGAACACGAAGCGGAATATGATGAAATGCACGGCTGGATGCGCTATGATCCGACCACGCCGGATACGGCGGACGATGACGAGGACGAAGCGCCCGTCAACGAAATGGCGGTCCCCAAGCGCCGTGGACGCCCACGCGCCAAGCAGGAAGATTAAGTCATGGCCACCGCCGGCGACATCATCAACGGTTCTTTGCGGCTTCTAGGCGTTCTCGCTGAAGGCGAAGTCCCTTCGGCTGAAACGTCGCAGGACGCCTTGAACGCCATGAACCAGATGATTGATAGCTGGAATACGGAACGGCTGTCAGTGTTCTCAACGCAGGACCAAGTGTTCCTGTGGCCCGCTGGCCAACTTAGCCGCACGCTTGGGCCTAGCGGCGATTTTGTCGGTAACCGCCCAATTCTGCTGGACGACGCGACTTACTTCCGCGATCCCGGAACCGGGGTCAGCTACGGTATCAAGTTCATCAACCAGCAGCAGTACGACGGGATTGCGGTCAAGACCGTGACTTCGACTTACCCGCAGGTCATCTTCGTCAACAACACGTTCCCCGACATTGATATGTATGTCTATCCGCGCCCGACGCGCGAACTGGAATGGCATTTCATTTCGGTCGAAGAACTGACGCAGCCCGCCAATCTGGCCACGCAACTGCATTTTCCGCCGGGCTATCTGCGCGCGTTCCGCTACAATCTGGCCTGCGAAATGGCACCGGAGTTCGGTACCGAACCCAGCCGCCAGGTGTCGCGTATTGCCATGACCAGCAAGCGCGACCTCAAGCGGATCAATAACCCGGACGACATCATGTCTATGCCGTACAGCCTTGTGGCAACTCGTCAACGTTACAATATCTTTGCTTCAAACTATTGAGGGTTAGATAGAGCACGCAGAATGATGTTTGCGCTTGGCCTTGATATAAGCCTGATGCGCCTCTTCGGGCGTAAGGAAATCGCCAAGCCAATGGGTTTTGCGGGCTATGGTTATGCTGGCGCGCCATTTACCTTGAAAACGTATTACGCCGATAAATCCAGACTTGTTCCGACGGCTAGGCCGTCTGATGTTTTGCGAGTTTCCAGTTGGATCGACCACGCGAAGATTGCAAAGTCTATTATCGTGCTTGTCGCCGTTTATGTGGTCAATAAGGCCTTCCGGCCATTGGCCGTGCGCCAACAGCCACGCAATACGATGGGCCTTATATATTTTCCCTTTATAGCCTATAGTGACGTACGGGGCGGAAAAGTTTCCCGCTTTATCGCCGATTTTAACCGCGCGCGATGGTCGTGCAATCCACGTAAAGCCGCCCGTGTTAGGGTCGTATTGAAGAACGGAACGGAAATGCTCAGCAGTAATGTCGGTCATGACCTGAACGTTTACCCGAAAACTACTAGGGGTCAAGCATGAAAACCCCCATTCTGGGCAGCGCGTATGTCGCTCGCAGCGTCAACGCCGCCGACAACCGCATGGTCAACCTGTTCCCCGAAGTCGTGCCAGAAGGCGGCAAACAGCCCGCGTTCCTGCAACGCGCGCCGGGGCTGGCGCTGTTGGCCACACTCGGCAGCGGGCCTATTCGGGGGCTGTGGCAATTCGGTCTTTACGGCTACGCCGTGTCGGGCGACACGCTGTACCGGATCGACACTAACTGGACTGCCGTTGCGAAGGGCACCGTGGCGGGCAGCGGGCCGGTTAGCATGGCCGACAACGGCACTCAGCTATTCATCGCCGCCAATCCGCAGGGCTACATCTACAACGCGCAGACGGACGTATTCCAGCAGATCACCGACCCGGACTTTCCGGGCGCGGCGACTGTCGGGTACATCGACGGCTACTTCGTGTTCAACGAGCCTAATAGCCAGAAGATTTGGGTTACATCGCTGCTGGACGGCACCAGCGTTGATCCGCTCGATTTTGCCAGCGCTGAAGGCAACCCGGACAACGCCGTTGCGGTCTTTGTCGATCACCGCGAAGTGTGGGTCTTTGGCTCGAACTCAACCGAAGTCTGGTACGACGCGGGGCTGTTGGACTTCCCGTTGACGCGCATCCAAGGCGCTTACAATGAACTAGGCTGCGCCGCGCCGTACTCTATCGCCAAGATGGACAACCAAATCTATTGGCTCGGGCGCGACGCGCGCGGGCAAGGCATGGTTTACCGCGCCGCTGGCTATATCGGCCAGCGCATTTCCACGCACGCTATCGAATGGCAGTTGCAGGAATACGCCAATCTTGAGGACGCTGTCGGCTATACCTATCAGCAGGACGGCCATAGCTTCTATGTGCTGAACTTCCCCACGGCCAACACGACCTGGGTATTCGACGTAGCGACCGGCGCTTGGCATGAGCGCGCGTCGTTCGCCAATGGCCAGTTCAACCGCCATCGCGGCAATTGCCAGATGTTTTTCAACAGCCAAAATATCGTGGGCGATTACGAGAACGGGAAAATCTATGCGTTCGACTTGAACGTGTACGCCGACGATGGCGAGCCGCAAAAGTGGCTGCGATCATGGCGTGCGCTTCCGACTGGCGCAAACAACCTTAGCCGCACGATCCAGCACGCCATGCAACTTGATTGCGAAACAGGTGTTGGCTTGAACAGCGGCCAAGGCGACGACCCGCAAGTCATGCTGCGCTGGTCAGACGACGGCGGGCACACTTGGTCAAACGAGCATTGGAAGTCTATGGGGCGTATCGGCCGGTTTGGCTACCGCACCATCTGGCGGCGGTTGGGCGCGACAATGAAAATCCGCGACCGGGTATATGAAGTGTCCGGTACTGACCCGGTACGCATTTACATCATGGGCGCGGAATTGATCCTTAGCGGGACGCGGGCCTGATGGTGACGATTACCAACCCTACCAATCTCACGCCGCCGCGCGTCGCGTTGATCGACGAGCGGTCCGGCGCTATCAGCCGTGAGTGGTATCGGTTTTTCCTGTCACTGCTGACGGCGGTTCAATCGACGCAAGCCGAAGCGGAACTGGCCCCTTCGGCTGAAGGATTGCTGGCGGCCTATGACGCCGTGTTCGCGGACGCATTGCAGGGCCTAGCGAGCCAGCCAACCGCTGCGTCAACAGACGATTTGGCTGCGATCCAGGCGCAAATTCAGGCGCTGCAAAGCCAGATCGCGGAAGCCACCGCTGGCGATCTTGCGGTGCTGCAAAGCGGCTTGCAAGCGCTGGCCTTGGCCCCACCCGCAAAGCAGTACCGCGCACCGCGCTACGGGTCGTTCTACGACACTACAACGCAGACCGCCGCCGCTATCAATACGGCTTACGCCATAACTTTTAACACGACTGATCTATCTTACGGCGTCACAGTCGGTAGCCCTACGTCGCGCATTTATGTCGATAGACCTAATGTTTATAATGTGCAGTTTTCTGCCCAGCTTGACAAAACGTCTGGCGGGGTCGGTCTGGTCTGGATTTGGCTACGCAAAAACGGCGTCGATGTTGCAGACAGCGCAGGGCAAGTTCGCATCCAAGGTAACGATGCAGAACTTGTTACGGCGTGGAACTATCTCGTTCAACTTAACGCAGGCGATTACATAGAGATCATGTGGGAAGTTGACGACACTAGTGTCCAAATATTGTATGATGCCGCCACTGCGGTGCATCCGGCGATCCCGTCGGTAATTTTGACCGTGACCGACAACGTAAGTTCCTTGGAGGTATAAATGGCCGTTTCCGTTAGCAACATCATCCCAGCTAAGACTGCGGAGAATAGCCAGACTACGCAGTACACGTCGAACGGCGTCCAGACGATCATCGACAAGTTCACGGCGACAAACTACAGCACGAACGCCGCGACGATCAGCGTCAATCTCGTCACGGCGGCGGGCAGCGCCGGCAACGACAACCTGATCGTCAAGACCAAGACGCTTCAGCCGGCCGAGACGTACACGTTCCCCGAACTGGTTGGTCACGTCATCCCGAACAACGGCTTCATTTCTACCATCGCGGGCACCGCTTCGGCTATCAATATCCGCGCGTCGGGCCGACTGGTTAGCTAATGCGGTTGCAGCGCACCGACGACGCGGGCTGGGTCAATCGGGTGGTAAACCATCCCGATGTCCGTCCGTTTGTCGGTGCGCCGGAAGCCGGCGACTTGGACCTGTCGGCTTTGGCCGAACGCCCCGAACATTGGTTCTTGCTGGGCGACCACGGCGGGTTTGCGCTGCTATGGACGGCCCCGCGCACTTACGAAGTGCATACGTTCATATTCCGGTCGGGGCGCGGCGAATGGGGCAACGCCGCCCGCGCGGAAGGAATTGAGTTTGCCCGTGGCCAAGGGGCCAAAACGCTTTGGACAAAAGTTCCGCCGCAAGCGCGGCACGTCGAACGCTTTGCGCGGCAGGGGGGTATGCAACCGACCGGCGAAGTGATAGAAACCTTTGGTGTTCCGCACCGTATTTTTAAGATGGAGTTGAACTGATGCCAGTCGCCGGCGCAATCATCGGGGGTGTCGCGTCCATCGGCGGCGGTCTGCTAGCCAGCAGCGCGTCTAAAAAGGCCGCGCAGACACAGGCACAGGCTGCGCAGGACGCGCAGGACGCGCAGGAACGCATGTTCCAGAAGCAGATCGAACTTCAGGAGCCGTTCCGCCAGGCTGGCCTTACCGCGCAGCAGCAGATCATGCAACTTCTTGGTATCGGCGGCGACCAAGGCGCGCCGGGTTACGGCAGTCTGGCCAAGCCTTTCGGCAAGGACCAGTTCGAGCAAGACTCCGGCTATGCGTTCCGGCAGTCGGAAGGCATGAAGGCGTTGGAGCGCAGCGCGGCGGCGCGCGGCGGTCTGCTGTCGGGCAGCACCATGAAAGGTATCCAGCGTTTCGGTCAGGATTTGGCCAGCCAGGAATACCAGAACGCATTCAACCGCTATCAGGTCGAACGCGCGGCGCGGTTGAACCCGCTTCAGTCGATGATAGGTTCGGGCCAGTCGTCGGCCAATGTGCTGACCAGCGCCGCCGGGCAGGCTGGCCAGAACGAAGCCACTAACCTGATGAATGCAGGGCAGGCCCGTGCGTCTGGCTACGTGGGCAGCGCTAACGCGCTTGGCAGCGCGCTCAGCAACATTGGCAATACCTTTGCTCAATACCCCATGTACCAAGCGCAGATAAAAGCGCTCAACAACATGGCCGGCCGCGCGCCTATGCCCAAAATAGACGACAATCCTTACAGCACGCCGCCATACGCGCCGTCGGGCGTCGGGGGAAATTAAACAATGGCTAACCAGATGATCGCTCTCCAAGCCCGCGCGCCGCAGCAGTCCAGCGTCCTCGGCCCCGCTATCCAGCAGGGCGCGCAAATGCTTAACATGATGCGCCAGCAGGAAGCCGCCGCGCGGCAAGCAGCGTCTGCCGAACAGCAGATGAAGTTGGCGCAGGCCAAGGAAACGCGAGAGGCTTCGGCGGCCGATATTGAACTAGCCGGCAAGAAGATCGACTATTACACCAAGCTGGCGGGTCAGACCATGAACCCGCAGGGCTATACCGTGCTGCTCGACAAGTTGGATAAGGACGCGCCCGACATCGCGGCGGCATTCCGCGCCAATCTGCCCCCTGAAAAGTTTGACCGCAATTTGCTGCTTCAGATGGTGGGCAGCATCGGCGACAACTTCAAGGCGACTTACGGCCCGCTGGAAACGGAAGTTGTACAGGCCGACGACGGTACGTTCATGGTCGCGCGCACGGGCGGCTTCGGCAAGCCTGGCGTGTTTGAAATGGAACAGTTCAACCTCAAGCCGTCTGGCGGCGCGCCTGCGGCGGCCGCGCCGCGCGCTAGCGCCCCCGCCGGAATGCCGGAAAGCGTAGGCGCGCGGGCGACACGCGGCGCGTTCACCACGCCGCAGGATTTGCTGAAGCAAGGCGTCAACCCGCGCTCTATTCCTTCGGGCAATCCGCTTCAGCCGATGTCGATGACGCAGGGCAGCGCGCAGCCAGACCTTGCGGGTATTGTCCAGAACATGATGGATACCGGCGTTGTCTCGCAAGCCGACTTCGACGCTATGCGCGCGGCGGCCCCCGGCAAGGATGCGCAGTTGGCCGAAATTCTGCGGTCGAATAACATCAAGATCATGCCGTCCGAACCTTCGGGCGGTCTGCGCAGCGCGGTCTATCGGCCGGAAGAAGGCGCGCCCGAGTTTCAGCAGACGCAGTCGATGGAAGATTACGTTGGCACCGGACGCGCGGCACGCGGCAAATCGCCCATGCAGTCGCCGCTGCCCGGTTCGGCTCAGGTTCCGATCCCCCGCGTCCGCGCAGAGGCGCGGGCACAGCGCGAAACGCCAGAAGAAGCATCTGCCCGCACCACGGCCACTGAGCGCGCGAAAATCGCGGTTGAGCGCGAAAAAAGTTTGCCCGCCAAGCGCCAAGTATCAACTATCGTTAAGAAGATACGCGATGCTTACGAGACGCTAAATAAGGCCGAAGCAATCCCCTCGTCCAAGCGCGGCGCGGCGGCTAACGTATGGGACTATTTGGCGGTGTCCACGCCTGGGCGCGAAATTCAACGCGCGTTCGGGACCGAAACTAGCAAGTCGCTGACAGACATTACCGCGTCTCGCAAGTTGCTGGCGACTGCCATCAAAAACGCAACCGGAATGTCTGCGCAAGAAATGAATTCTAACGTCGAACTTCAGTTGATGTTGGACGCATTGACCGACCCGACGCAAGGTTATGAAGGCGCTATCAGCGTTCTGGACACCATCGAAGATTTGTACGGGGCCAAGAACGGTAGCCCTGCGTCGAATGCCAAGGCCGGAAAAAAGATTGTCCGTACAGGCGTTGCTAATGGGCGTCGCGTAGTCCAATACTCGGACGGGAGCGTTGAGTATGCCAATTGACCCCAACGCTATTGTTTGGGACGACGAACCGGCCGCGCCGCCGCCCGCGAAAGTGGACCCTAATCTGGTTCGCTGGGACCAGCCCGAACCCGACAATAGCCTCGCGCAGTGGGCTGGCGTAGCTAACCGCGCGCTGGCCCCTTACGCCACGGCAGCTACGCTAGGCGGCGCGGCTGCCGCACCGACGGGTGTGGGTATTCCGTTCGGCGCGGCTGGCGGCGTAGCAGCCCTAGGCTTGAGCGACTTGGCCACGCTTGGCTACAACGCGTTGGCCCCCGCAATGGGGGGAAAGCGCGTGCCGCTCCCTTCGCAGACGATCCAAAATCTATACGAACAGGCCGGGATCGCAAGGTCGCCCACTACCCCCACGCAGCAAGTGTTCAGCGATGTGCTGGAAGGCGCGGCTGGCGGCGGCCTCACGGCCAAGTCCTTGTCGGCTATGGCCCCGCGCTATTCCGGGGCGACGCAGCGCATTCTGAACGTGATGGCCGCGCAACCCAAAGCGCAGGCGCTAGCTGGCGCTGGCGGCGCTGCGCTGCCGTCGGCAGCCGCCAACTACGCAGGCGTTGAGGACCCGTTGGCGCTGGCTGGTCTAGGCTACGCCGGGGGGCTTATCGCTGGTAAGCCTGGCGTAAAGCAAGAACGCGGCCCATCAATGGACCAACTTCGGTCGCAGGCTGACGCGGCGTACACTGCCGCGAAAAACGCGGGGATGGTGTTCCCCAACCAGAATTTCGCCACGCTTACGGCGGACATCGGTGGCGATCTTGCGCGCCAAGGCTTCAACCGGCGCTTGCATCCCAAGGTCGCAGCGGTGCTTGATCAGTTCAACCGCGAGGTCAAGACTGGCGGCGACTTTGGCTTGGACAACCTCGACGTATTGCGCCGGGTGGCCAAATCAGCAGCAGGCAGTTTTGACCGCGACGAGCGCCGTTTGGGCCGCATGATTGTCGAAAAGCTGGACAGCTTTATCATGGAGCCGCGCAATGTATCCGCCGGTTCCGCACCTGAGGGGGCATTTGCGCTCAAGAAAGCGCGGGAACTTTGGGCACGTAAGGCTCGCACCGAAATTTTTGACGACGCTGTGCAGGCCGCCTATAACAAGACGCAGACCAGCGAAAATCCGCCGGCGCTTGGCGTCGCGCTTCGCTCCGAGTTTCGCAAGATTGCGGATAACCCAAAGCGTATGAAAGGGTTTAGCCCGGAAGAACAGAAATATATCCGCGAGATAGCAGGCGGTTCGCCGTCGAACAAAGCGCTTCGCTTTGTCGCAACTTGGTTGACGCCAAACTCGTTGCGCGGGCTGGCCGCTGAAGCGGGTATTGCTACATCAATGTTGCCGTTTCTCGGGCCACAAGGCGCGGCGGTGGCGCTGGGTACATCGTTGGTGGGGGTTGTGTCCAAAAAACGAGCGAATGCCATGACCGCGCGTCAAATACCCGGAGCGCGTAATCTCTTCGCGTCCGGCCAAGCGCCCACGCCTCGGCGCAACTACGTGATGCTTCCGGCCTCTGCGCAAGCCGTCCAGTCCCAAAAGCGGCGGGAAGATGCGAACAAACTCCGACAGCAGTATAACCTTCCCGAATGGGCTGTTCGGCCCGAATAATCCCTTATAGAGGCGTTAACGTGACCACTATTGACCAGACCGAAGCCCGGCTCAACACCCATGAGGAGGTTTGCGCGCTGCGATACGAAAGCATTTGTGCGCGTCTGAAGCGCCTGGAAGGGCTGGGGATGACCGTAGCGGGCACGATCATCATGCTGCTGATTGGCATTCTGCTGACCATGCTGGGAATGAAGTGACATGCCCGCGCTAGGCCCTGTCAAGGCGCTTACGATCCATTGCGCTGCAACGCCGGAAGGTCGCCACGTCAGCGCCGACCAGATCACGCAATGGGATAAGGCCAAGTTCGGTCAGACCAGCTATCATTGGGTTATCGAACTGGACGGCTCTATGCACCGCACGTTGCGGGATGACCAGAAGGGCGCGCACGTCGGCGGCGCGAACACTGGCAACATCGGCATCTGTTACGTCGGCGGCGTGGACAAGAACTTGAACCCCAAGGACACGCGCACGCCAGCGCAAAAGAAGTCGCTCCTTACGCTCGTTCGGACGTATAAGGAGCGCTATCCCGGCATTATGATACGCGGGCACCGCGATTGGCCGGGCGTCAAGAAGGCTTGTCCCAGCTTTGATGTCGATAGCTGGCTGGCCGAAACAGGAGACTGAACATGCTTAAGGGATACCGCACCTACATCATGGCCGGCCTTGGCGTTGCGTCGGCCGTTGCGGGCTACCTGGTGGGCGACACGGACTTGCTGACGGCGGCGAACGCTGCGTTCACCGCCGCCGCCTTAGCCTTCCTTCGTTCCGGCATTCCGCGCCTGTAACCAGCGTTCGCCGTACCACAGCGCCTTGCGCATATCTTGAGCCGCATCGTCCTTCAGGCCGACGCGGCTATTTTATATCACCCCAATGCGCGCCGCGCAAAACGCGGCCTACTTGTGATTTAGAAACCGGAACAAATTTGGCTATCTGCGCTTGGCTAAGACCGCGCTTTGAAAGATATTTTATTTTACGCACGCTTTCAGCGCAAAGCTTAGACGAGTAATGTGCTTCTCCGCTGGTCTGCGTACCGTGCGTCTGCTTGCGGCGGATATTATCTAATCTGCTTTCATACGTTAAATTGATAAGTCTATTGTCGGCATTGTTTCCGTTCAAATGCGAAACTTCATGCTCTTTTGGGCATTCGCCAACAAACGCCCGCATGACTTCGCGGTGCACATATACCCCACGATGTTTTCCGCCCGGCGTAGATAGCACGATGACGCTATAGCCGGACGGAGTTGAAGAAGGCGACCGAACGCGGCGGTTAGTTTTTCGCCGCACTTTTCCTTGATCAGACACTTCATACCGATCGTCGCTAACCATCGTTCGCCAATTTTCCATCAAACGCCTCCACAAGACGCGCGCAATACCAATGCGCTTTTTTATAGTCTTGCGCTTCTGTACCCTTATGCCGTGCCCTTGACAAATACTTAATTATATTTCCTTTGCAATACCCGGCAAACTCTTCGGGCGATAGTTTGGCCTGTAGATAGTCAATGGCTTCAATCCCGCCGGCTTTGTAGTGCGCAGGGTGATTGACCATATCGGCCTTCATCGCCAGCGCCCGTTCCCACGATCCGGGGGCGGATTGATCGTCAATCATGCTTTCAGCCTTTCTGCAAGTTCGCGCCGCTCGCGCATGGTGCGCAGCTTGCACACGCGCTGATGCAGCCGCCGGGCGATGGCAGTACGCTTATGCGTGCTGACTTCATCGTCGAGCATCTTCTGCACTTCTGTTTCGCTGTACTTCGACAGGTTTGCCGCCAGCGTCTGCCAAGATACCTTAGTCATTATCGTCATCCATTATCTCGGCGTGGTTAGCCGGGTTAGTGATAAACTGCACGTCAATCACCGCGCCTTCATCCAGCGCAGCCGGAAGAACAATAGCGGCCGGGCGCAAATCGGCGTCGGCGTCGTAATAGGCGACCAGCCGCGCCTCGCCTTTGCGGACATGCCGCACTTGGTACGAAAATGATCTAGTTTGCATTTTTCAGTTCCTCGATTGCAGTTTCAGACACGGCGCGCTTGTCGTGCAGCGCCGCCCATATGCGTTCATCAATCGTCTTTTCCGTCAGCATGACGTAAACCCAAACGTCGCGCGTCTGCCCGCTGCGGTGCAGCCGCCCGACTGTCTGTTCGTAAAGTTCCAATGACCACGGCAACGACAGGAACACCATGTGGCAGCCGCCGTGCTGAAGGTTCAGGCCGTGGCCAGCCGACTTGGGATGGACCAGTAGCAATTCGACTTCGCCCCGGTTCCACCGCTCGATGACGTTCTCATCGTCGATGGTCTGCGCGTGCGGAAAGCGGCGCTTCAGTTCGGCCAGTTCTTCCTGGTATGAATAGACGACAATCGTATTGGCCCGCTGGTTCTCGTCCAGCAGTTCCGCCAGCCGGTCAAACTTGTGCGGGCTAAACCAGATCGACCCCGCGCTGCTCTCGCGGTTATAGACGAAGCCCGACGCCATCTGCTGCAACTTGGTCGTGACCGACGCGGCGTTCTGCGCGATGACCCGCTCGTCACCGAACCGGACCACGTATTCGGCTTTCATCTTGGCGTAGGGCTTGGGATCGGCCAGCGCCGTGCGGACCTCGACGACGTGGCACGGCGGTAGCTTGTCCTTGTACTCGCCTGGTTCCAGCACGTAGGTCGCCGGACGAATGCGGGCCATGACTTGCTCCAATGCACCTTGCGCCGGCGTCCACTGGCCAAAGTCGCGGTTGATGCAAATGAAATACTGCTGAAGGAAAGCCCCCTTGGCCCGCCCTAGCAGCGTCTGGTCGATCATCTTGCACTGGCCGAACACGTCCTCAAGGCCGTTCGACGTGAACGACCCGGTCAGCCCCCAACGCACCTTGACCGGCGCAAGCAGCTTTTCCAGCGCCTTGAACCGCTTGCCGCTAGGGTTCTTGAGCCGGGTCAATTCGTCGAACACGATCCCGTCGAAGCCATCCAGCGTGTCCACCTTGTCGAGGTTGTCGTAGTTGATGACGACCACGTCCGCGCTGCTGGCCAATGCAGCTTGGCGCTGCGCTGGCGAACCGACGGCCAACGCGACAGAAAGCGTCGGTGCCCACTTTGGCTGCTCGACCGGCCACACGTCCGTGCAGACGCGCTTAGGGGCCACGACCAGCCAACGGTTGACATGTCCGTGCGCCAGCAAGTCCGACATCGCCGTCAGCGTTATCGCGGTCTTGCCAGCGCCTACCGGCGCTAGGATCATGGCTCGGTCGCGCTCGAACAGGAAGTCGGCCGCGTCGTCCTGATACGGTCTTAGCTGAAGCGTTTGAGCCATTCGTCCACATCATCTTTTGACCACAGGCAGGCGTAGTGCTGCCGGGTGTGTTGCATTTCCTCCGCGAATATCTCTTGCAGCGCCGACAGTCGTCCGCCGGGTTTCTTGAGTTCCACGAACCACGCTTCGCCGTTTGGCATACATGCGATCCGGTCGGCCACGCCGCGCTGCGTCACGCTGCGGAACTTGTAAGGATAGCCGCCCAGCGCCTTCACGCGCTTGACGAAATAGGCTTCAATTTCTTTTTCGGTCATGCCCATCGGGATAGTGAAACATTTTTTATGTGTCTAGCCCTTGCAACACATTTTTTGTCGTGTATGGTGGGCGCTCCAAACAGTACAATGAGGTTCAATATGCTATGGTTCAAGAAAATGCCGGACGCGGTGCTGCGTCGGTATAAAACTAGCGACGGCACATTCGCACAGAACAAATTGGTACGCACCTACATGCGGGGCGGTCATCGTTGGTGTGACTTCGGCGGCAATCCCTTGCTCTTGCGCGACGACGGAAGCGTGGTTGGCAACGAGGACACTTACGAATGGGAGTTCATTTAATGGCGCAGCATAGCAGGATCGTCGGCGGTTCTACCGCCAAGCGCGTCATCGCCTGCCCCGGCAGCGTGGCGCTGGTGGACAAAATGCCGCCCAAGCCCAGCAGCAGTTACGCCGATGAAGGCACGCTGCTGCACGATACGATTGCCGATGTGCTGGACGGCAAAGGCACGCCGGAAAGCTATCTTGGCCGCAAGCACGAAGAGGTTGTGCTGACGCAGGAACTGCTCGACGACAAGCTGCTGGTTGCGCTGGCGGCGCTGGATGAAATCGACCCTGAAGGGGAAATGGAGTATGCGGTTGAAAGCCGGGTCGGCTTTCAGAATTATGACCCTGAAGTTTTCGGCAGCGTTGATCTTATCGGGCGGATTGGCGACCGGGCTATCGTGCTTGACTGGAAGTTCGGCGACGGTGTGGCCGTGGACGCTGAAGAGAACGCACAGCTAATGTTCTACGCAGCGGCGGCCATGCGGACGGCCGGTACTTCATGGGTGTTTCACGACGCGGAGGAAATTGAACTGATTATCGTGCAGCCGCCCAGCGTCAAGCGTTGGGTGACGACGCGCGAACGTATCGCTGCGTTTGAAAGTGATCTGTTCCGCGCCATCAATAAGGCCCTCAAGCCAGACGCTCCGCTGGCTGCTGGCGACCATTGCAAGTGGTGCGCTGCCAAGCCAATCTGCCCGCTGATGACGGGCGCAATCGACCGCATGGTCCGCGCCAAGATCGAAGCGCTGCCGGTTGAGCAGATTGGCCACTATCTCGGCCAAATCCCGATGGTAGAAGCCTTCATCAAGGACTTGCAACAGTTGGCGCATGGCCTGATTGAAGAAGGCCAGAAGGTGCCAGGCTGGAAGCTGGTCAACAAGCGCGCCACACGCCAGTGGATTAACGAGGATAAGGCCGTGGCGTTCTTGTCGAGCGCCGGGGTAGAAGCATGGGCCGAACCCAAGCCCCTGTCGCCCGCGCAGGCGGAAAAGGCTTTGAAGAAAGCCAAGATCGAATTGCCGGCGGACCTTGTGGTCGCCGTCTCAACAGGTAGCACCCTCGCACCGGAGAGCGATCCCCGGCCGGCGGTGTTGCAAATCGGCCAGACGCTGTCGAAGGCAATGGCTAAAATCCAGTAACGAAAAGGAGTATCGTAATGTCCAATATCACTGCATTCGCTGGCGCTAACCTGCCGTCGGTCAAGTCGCTGTCATCGGCCCTTCGTTCGGTTGCGGCCGACGTGGGCGGAAGCGCCGGCATGGTCATCCTCAAGATGGACAAGACCGGCCATTGGGTTTTCGGGTCCGAACAGACCGAAGTCGAGGACGACAGCGTTTGGGCGGTCAATCCGTTCTCGTTCGTCCACGGCTATATCGCTTGGGGTGATGGCGAAGTGCTGGCCGAGAAGATGACCAGCGTTGCCGAACCGCTGCCCGAACTAGACCCGGCCCCGCCGGCGTCGAAGAAGGGCTGGGAAATGCAAGTCGGCATGACGCTGGCCTGCACGAACGGCGAGGACGAAGGTATGCAGGCCCGCTATTCGGCCACTTCGGTCGGCGGCAAGAAGGCCGTGCAGGCGCTGGCCATCGCCATCGCCGAACAGGTGGACAAGGACCAGACCAAGCCGGTGCCGCTGGTGCGACTGAAGAAGGAACACTACCAGCACAAGTCCTACGGGCGCATCTATACGCCTGTGTTCGACATCGTCGAATGGGTCGGCATGGATGCATCGGAAGCACCGGCAACGACCGAAGCGGAAGATGAAGCGCCAGCCGCCGATGAAGCGCCGCGCCGTCGTCGTCGCGCCTAATCCGTATGTGAAAGCCGGGGCGGGTTGGGCCGCCCCGGTGAGTAGCGGTTGAAGTGAGGCAACCGTGGCAATTCTTTGGTGCGATTTTGAAACCCGCAGCCGGTGCGACCTGAAGGCGCGCGGCGTTTACAACTATGCGCAGGACGCCAGCACCGATGTGCTGTGCATGTCCTACGCTTTCGACGACGAGGACGTGCGGACGTGGCTGCCGGAGCAGCCTTTCCCGCAAGCCGTCGCCAAGCATCGCGGTCAGATACGCGCGCACAACGCCGCGTTCGAGCGCTTGATTTTCTGGTACGTCCTTCAGATCGACTTCGACCTTGAGCAGTTCTACTGCACGGCTGCCCAAGCCCGCGCCAACTGCGCGCCTGGTAGCTTGGAGGACGTAGGCCGGTTTGCTGGCGCGGGGATGCGCAAGGACCATCGCGGCAGCCAGCTTATTCGGTTGCTGTCCATTCCGCAGGCCGATGGCACGTTCCGCGAGGACGCCGACCTTATGGCCGAAATGGTCCGCTACTGCGAACAGGACGTGCGGACCATGCGGGCAATCAGCCAAGCCCAGCGGGAGTTGTCAGCCGATGAACTGCGCGACTATCACGTTAACGAGCGTATCAATGACCGTGGTGTCCTGCTTGATAAACCTTTGGCTCTGGCGGCGGTGCGCTACGCAGAAGCGGAAGCTGTCGAAATACAGGAAACTGTTTCGCAAGTTACTGACGGCGCGGTCACGTCGGTTCGCAGCCCGCGAATGCGGCAATGGGTCTTGGACCGGGTCGGCCCGCAAGCGTTGAAGCTGGCGGCCGTTTACAAAGACGGTGAGGCCAAGCTATCCATCGACAAGAACGTGCGCGCCAATTTGCTCGCGTTGGCGGAGGACAACCCCGATGAAGTCCCGGCTGAAGTGGCAGAGGTTATCCAGTGCGCGGACGATCTGTGGGCATCGTCCGTGGCGAAATTTAACCGCGCCGCATCGCTTGCTGACGAGGAAGATTGCCGAGTTAGAGGCGCGTTCGTATTTGCAGGAGGTAGCGCTACTGGCCGCGCTTCATCATATGGGCTTCAGGTCCACAATTTCCCCCGAAAGTGCGCCGACGACCCTGCATTGACGCGCCAGGCGATGGTGCGCGGACATGACATCGTACCCAAGTTCGGTCGCCGCGTAACGGACGTTCTCAAAGGTATGTTGCGCCCGGCGTTGCTTGCGCAGCCCGATCATGCGTTGGTTGTGGCCGATTGGGCTGCCATCGAAGCGCGGGTCACGCCGTGGGCGTCCAACACCAACAGCGGGGCGATGAAACTGGACATCTTCGCCAAGGGCGAGGATGTGTACAAGCACAACGCCGCCGCGACTTTCCGTGTTGCCTATGATGACGTGGACAAGGACCAGCGCCAAATCGGCAAGGTGCAGGAACTCGCCTGCGGCTTCGCCGGCGGCGTAGGCGCGTTCAACGCAATGGGGCGCATCTACAACCTTTTCCTGCCGGAGAACGATGCGCGCCGCATGGTAAACGCATGGCGACAGGCGAATAGCTGGGCTGTGCCGTACTGGTCGGGGCTAGAGCGCGCCTATACCGCTGCCATGCGCAACCCTGGCCGCGAGTTTTCCGCAGGGCGCGTGACGTATTTGTACGACCGGCAGCATCTTTGGTATGCCCTGCCATCAGGTCGTGTGCTATGCTATCCGTTCGCCCGCTTCGACGAGGAGGGCAACGTCACCTACGCCAAGGCATCGTGGAAGCCCGCTGCCGATGCGAAGGAATGGCCCCGCGCTCGCCTGTGGCGCGGTCTGGCCTGCGAAAACATCACGCAAGCCGTGGCCAACGACCTGTTGCGCCATTCGCTGCGGCGGCTGGAAGAGGAAGGCTTAAGCGTAGTGCTGCACGTTCACGACGAAATCGTTTTGGAAGTGCCCGAGCAGGACGCCAGCCGCGCGGCGGATCGTCTGGTTGAAATCATGTGCCAGCCGCCGGCATGGGCTTACGGTTTGCCGTTGAACGCGGAAGTTTCATCAATGACCCGTTACGGAAAGGGCTGACTATGGGTCTTAGTCCTGAACCTAAAAATGAACGCAATTGGTCGATATGGCGCGAGTACCGTTTGGGTGGGGTCCGTTTAGAAGACGTGGGCGCGAAACATGGCATCACAGGATCCAGAACACGTCAAATTGTAGTCCGCTGCGACAGACAAGTGCGTTACGCCCTACGTAAACTTATACGCCCGACAACAGAACCTTTGGAAGACCACATCCGAAACGGAATTTTGGGCGTTGAGTTCGCGTTTGTGGATGATCTGGCCATAACGCAGGAAGACCGATGGTCTGGCCACTGGACGCCGCTGGATAACGAAACGTGGTTTAGTATAAATATAGGAGAGACGCGATGAGTGAGGATCGCCAGAAGTTTATCGAATACGTCACGGGCTTGGCTTGCGAGGATGGCGAGACAGCCCTGTTGCTGCACCAGAAGCCGAAGCGCGAGAACGGCGAGATTGTCTATCACGGCGACGGTGTGCCCAAGGCAACTTTCCCGGCGTTCTTGCCTGAAAAGGCGCGCGTCAAGCCGGGCGAGGCTTGGTATGTCAACACGGGCGCGTTTATCGTGGACCGCTTTGCGGACGGCAAGCCCAGCGCCAAGCGCGAGAACTGCGAATACGTCCTGTTTATGATGCTGGACGACATCGGAACCAAGTCCAAGACGCCGCCGCTTGATCCGACTTGGAGCATGGAGACGAGCGAGGGCAGCTTCCAATGGGGCTACGCCTTCAGTGACCAGCCGACCAAGCACGACTTTACGGCGGCTATCAAGGCCATCGCAGAGGCAGGCTATACCGACCCCGGCTCAACCAATCCGGTGCGCAACTGCCGTATCCCCGGCAGCGTCAACCTGAAGCAAGGCCGCAACGGATTTGAGGCCCGGCTGGTCGAGTTCCACCCGGCCCGCGAATATACGCTTGAGCAAATCTGCGAAGCGTTGGGTGTCGAACCGGCTGAAGCCGACACGGCGGAATTCAAGCCGCTGCGCATTCGTGACACGGGTCAAGACAACGTGCTGGCGTGGCTGTCTGAGCAAGGGTTGGTGCTGTCGCAGATCAACCACGAAGGCTGGTGCGCGATTGTCTGCCCGAACCATGCCGAACACACGGACAGCATGGTCGAAGCACGCTACAAGCCGCTTGATCGGTCGTTTTGCTGTTACCACGGGCACTGCCAGCACATCGACAGCAAGACGTTTCTGGATTGGGTTGCGGAGAACGGCGGCCCGAAGGTAACACCGGGGCTGCGCGACGATCTTATTGCGGAACGGATGAAGCAGATGGCCGACAAGATCATGCCGACCGAAGCGTTCCCTGACGAAGCGGCGGCGATTGTCAAGGAAGTCGAGCGCAAGGAAGCTGGCCGCCTTGAGCGCAGCGAATGGTTCGAGCGCTTCGCCTATATCCAGTCCGACGACAGCTATTTCGATATGGTGACGCGCCGGGAAATCCCGCGCAACGTGTTTAACGCGCTGTTCCGCCATATCGAATGCAAGTCGATGCACGGGGCGAAGAAGCCACGTGTGCAGGCCAGCGTCTATTTCGACGAGCGGCGGCAGGAATACGGCGCGAAGGCGCTAGTGGGCGTGACTTACGCCGCTGGCGAGGACGTGCTGGTCGCCCGTGACGGGCTGGTCTACGGCAACCGCTGGGTCAACATGCGCCCCGACGTGTCCGGGTCGGACCGGATTGCAGCGCGTGATATTGCGCCGTGGATTGACCATTGCCGGTCCTTGGTGCCGGAAGCCGAAGAACTTGAACATGTGTTCAACGTCATGGCGCACAAGGTCCAGCACCCGAACGTCAAGATCAACCATGCCGTGCTGCACGGCGGCGACGAGGGTTGCGGCAAGGACAGCATGTGGGCGCCGTTCCTGTGGGCCATCGGCGGGGATCACCAGCACAACAGGTCGATCATTGAGAACAAGGGCCTCGAAAGCCAGTGGGGTTATGGCCTGGAAGCCGAAGTGGTCATCCTGAACGAGTTGAAAGAGCCTGAAGCGAAGGAACGCCGCGCGCTGGCCAACCGGCTGAAGCCGATGATCGCCGCGCCGCCCGAAACGCTGACGATCAACCGCAAAGGGCTGCACCCTTACGAAATGCTGAACCGGCTTCAGGTCATCGCGTTTACGAATGATCCGCTTCCTATCACGATCCCGTCGCAAGACCGCCGATGGTTCTGCGTATGGAGCCGCGCGCCGCGCATGGACGCGGACGCAGCCACGGACCTGTGGCGCTGGTACAAGGCGGGCGGTTTTCAGAAGATCGCCGCGTGGCTGTGGCAACGCGACGTTTCTGCGTTCAATCCGGCAGCAGCCCCGCCCGTCACCGAATGGAAGCTAAACATGGTTGAGCATGGCCTGAGCGTGGCGGAGAGTTTTCTGGTTGAGTTGATGCAGAAGCGCGTCGGGCCTTTCTACGGCGGCGTTGTCGCCGGTCCGTTCCACAAGCTATGCGACACGATCGCCGCAGGGCACGTGCCGGCAGGGACCAAGGTGCCCCAAGCGGCGCTGCTCCATGCGTTCAAGGAAGCTGGCTGGATTGATTGCGGCCGGATCGCATCGGGCGAACACACCACCAAGAAGCATATCTACGCCGCGCCGGAAGTGGCCAGCAAGCACAACAAGTCCGAACTGCGCCGGATGGTTGAAGGGGTTGCCAGCGCTGACGGAAAAGTGGTAGGTATCCGCTAGTCATCGTTGCTCCGATGGTTAGCTTTAAGCCCCCGGCGGTCCTCACTCCGCCGGGGGCTTTTTGTTATCTGACGCGGGTGATGGTCGTAACGCCGGCCTTGGTCCGGCAGATGTAACCCCGGTCGTGGCGCTGGCCGTGCTGGCTGACGTTGCGGCAAATGCGCTTGATGTCGGCGCTAGTGGGCGCTGGCATTGTCACGCTGTCGCCGACCGCCAGGCCGCGCAGCGGATAGGTCATAGGGCGGCCAAAAGATTTAGAAACGGAAGTCATCAGGCTCCCATTCAAGAAGGTCCCAGCCGAAATTGTCCTGCAAGAACTGGCGGAGGTTATGAGGCATAATCCAGCGCCCCGACCGGGTAAATCTGCACAGACCCCGGCTCGTTCTCGCTCTCTACTGCGTAACCCTCTGGCGTAAGGCTGGTGGAGTAGAAGCCTACCACGCGCCCGGTCCATGAACTGCCCTTGATTTTGGTCACGCGGTCGCCAAGGCGAAAGCGCCAGTGCGGTAGGGGGAGGGTGTCAGTCACGCTATCCGGCCCGCTCGCCGCTTCCAGTCGTTCGATCAGGGTCATGGCTTGGCCTTTCGGTTGGGGGTGAATGCAGGCGCAATACGTGTAGTAGCCGCCTATAGGCCCCGAAGCATTGCACTTCGGGCAGCGAGGTATCATGCTCATACCTTGTCACCCTCTAGTGCTGCGCTGGCAAAGCATTCGATGTCGGTAAGACAGCCGTCCGGCCCACATACGTTCTGCCGTTTGGTGGCAAGCGCCCGAATATTCCGCAACGCCTCCCGCGCGACCTTCAACTGGCGTTCCAGTTCGGTGATGCGCCCGCTCGCCGGTTGAACCGTCAAGTATTGCTCAACAGTTGGAGGGAGGCCACTGCACTCGACTAGCAGCGTAGTGGGTGAGCCATAGACAGACGCCCGGCATCGCTGGCAAACCGGGTCGGACGCCAAAATGCCTTCTTCGCGCACATCGTGGGTGGGGTGGACTTGTTCTGGTTTCATTTCAGAGCCTCCCGCAACCGCGCAATCTCCGCATCCCGCTCGGCCAGCGCATCAGCGATCACGGCTGCGGCGGCTTGAGCGCTGTCAGTCCAGCACTGCCACTGCAATTCAGGGCCTTCGTAATCGTTGGCCTCTAGCGCCATAGCCCGCGCCATCGCCTCAACCAGCGCATCGCTCGGTGTGTTCTCGGTCATTTCCATTCTTCTGCTTCGATGGCGTCGGCTAGGCGCTGGCAAGACACTGACGCCGCAGCGAAATTCAGCGCGCTCTTGTCGTGGGTGCATTCAGCAAGCCTCTTGTCCGCGTTATCCCGCTGCTCACGAATGAAAGCCACGATCCGCTCGACAGTCTCACGCTGGCCACGCTCGTAGCCTGCGAGGTCGGCCACCGGCTCCGCGCTGCTGGCTTCAGCGCGGGTGTTCCATGCTGCGATGGCTTCTTTCGCGCCGTTGCTGTATTCCGAAAACGAAGGGTCGTGCGCTCCACAACTTTCGCAGACCAAAGCCCAATAGCGGCGGTCGCCACCTGGAGCGTCGGCATAGCTTTCTTTTCTCCGCCAGCCACAAACCATGCAGGGCTTCAAAATCCCATCACTCATGTTCGATCCTTTCCAACTTGAGGCCGTGCTTGGCGAGGGCGGCGCGGAGTTCTTTAGCGCATTCGTCGGGTCGCATAGCAGCATGGTCAATTTCGCTAAGCGCCTCAATCAGCGGGTCGGGCTTGGGGAGGATGAAGGGCGACAGGATCGCACTGATCGCAGGGCCGCGCTCGCAAGCAAATCCAGCCTTCATCGCAATTGAGATAGCCTCGGAGGCCCTGTCACTCACCTCCCGCTTGAACGCTTCGTGCTGTTCGACGGCGCGGCAGAGGGCTTCGTAATTATCGTTCCACTTGCGGTCGATGTATCCACCGGGGAACCCACATTCTTTAAGCAGCACCAGCGCTTTCCGTTCGATCTCAGTCATTGTTCGCCCCTCATTTACTGCGCTGTTCGCGGCCAGCAGCCACGGCTAGGGCCATTGCGCCAACGCCAATCACAGCGCCTACGATAAGACACGGCACAGCGATAAACGCTGCGTAGAATACCGCCTCAACTGTCATGGTCGCTCTCCATTTCGATCATTACATTAAACTGATGGCCAGCCCATACGAACGTGAACATGCCAGCGAATGTGTCGCCTATGTAGAGACGCAAGTTGTCTGCCGTGGCGATCACACGCTCGCCAATATCAGCGGCCAAGTCGGCGCGCGGCTTAAGTTCGGGTGTCATTGTTCGATTGCCTTTCCATAGACCACGCGAGCCACGCGGCGGCGCTTGTCAGCCCGCAACTGTCGCTCCGCGATGTCGAGTGCGATGTCGGCCGCAGCGGCGCGGGTCTTGCAGTGGGCAGACTTGCGCCGCCCGCCAACAGTTTCATAAGTGACCATGCAATTGAAGTGCCTGGTCGGCATCTGGCGCAGCCATTTGACCATCAGAGCATCCCCCTTGCGCGGCACATGTGCGCCAGATGGTTAGGGGTGAGCATCCGATAGCCCGACGCGGCCTCATACTGGCGGCACAGGGCGCGTAGGCGGCTGTCGCTGTCCCGTAGGGCCAACCGCAAGCGTTCGTGTTCCTGTAGGGCCTCGCTGGCCATCAGCAGCAAGTCTTGCTCGGTCAGGATGGCGGCGGGGATGCGTTCGGCTGTGTCTGTCGTCATGGGGGTCAATCCTCGATTACCAGCGCCAGCAAGGCCAGCGCCAGAGCATAGACAAGGGCCATCATTCGGCGTCGGGGGCGTCATAGAGCGCGTTCAGTTCGGCGCGCAGATCATCCACGCGCCGCTCCAATTCGTCGCGCTCGCGCTTCAAATCGTAAAGCTGGTCATCTGCTTCGGCCAGCGCTTCCAGGCGCTCGCCTAGCGCGATGGCCAATTCGTGCCCGCTATCGCGCGCGGCTTCGATCAGGCGGCGGTCATCCTCGCGCCTCCAGTACGTGCGGTCATGGTTGGGATTGTATGTCATGCGTCATGCTCCTGTTGGTGTTGCTTGCGTTGCAGCGCGGCGATTATCGCCGGATGGTGGCTAGTCAGCCGGTGCAGCAAGGCATCGCTGCCAAGCTGCATAGCCCTGTAGTGGTCCCGCTCGCTCTTGGTGGCGTCATAACGCGGGTCTAGGTAGCGCTCGCTCATGGCTCATGCCTTCTCGTATTCGTCCGGTTCGTATTCTTCCAGTTGCGCCATGGCATCGCCCGCCCACAGTTCGACAGCGATGGACAGATAATGGCAGGCCATACCGGACCAGCTTTCATCAGGCGGAGGCGCGGGCAGTTCGCCTAGCGCGTCCTCAATGTATTGCAGCACGTCGTCGCCGTGCGCGGTCATAGTGCGCAGCGCGGTCGAGTAGGTGACTGCGGGCATGTACGCGCCGGACGCGCAGCCGCCTTGGCAAATCGACGCTACCGTTGAGGGGCAAATATCCTGTTCAATCCATGCGGGCACGTAAATGTCGAGCAAGTCGGCAACGGGTGCGTCGAGGTTCCAGATGTCTTCAAGTGTCATGTTGTGTTGCTCCAAGTTAGTGTGTGGTTCGATTGTCAGCGCTTGCGGCTAAAAAGATAGCGGGTGGAAGTCAGCGCGCACCCCAAATGAAACCCCGCGCAAATCCCCATATACGCGTTTTACGCGCGCCTTGTATTGCGCCAGCGTTTCGCCATCATTGCTTGGCCCGTAAACGCGGCCGTTGCCCGTGGTATGATAGTATCGTGCGGTCATGTTGTGGTGCTCCAAGTTAGTGAGGGGTTCGATTGTCAGTACGCACCGCGAAGGTTAGCGCGGTGATCTAGATAGCTATCCACCAGCAACTTGCCTTTAGGCTTTCCATCCCGTCCATAGACGCGCCAGTACAAAACGCCCAAATCGTTGTGATCCTCGCAGCGGTACTCTACGCCGCCCACAAAAATGATGGTGCCTAACGCGGCCTTAGCGGCTTCCTGAGATCGGCAATGTTGATTAAGATAAGCCATGTCGTGGTGCTCCATGTTAGTGAGGGGTTCGATTGTCAGCGCTTGCGGCTAGGCCAGCAGACGATGGCTGTGCAGACGGCAAAACAAAGCGCTACATACGCGGTGAAGGGAAAGTACGGCTCAAGGTCGAACAGCATGGGTCAGTTGCTCCGGTTGGGCGGCCCGGCGGCTTGCGCCGGGCCTAGGTCGATCACAGTCCTTGGAATTCTGCAAAGTCATTGGGCTTTGCGATGTCAGACTTGCAGCGCATAGGCATAAGCACTGCGCAACAATCGGTGCGCGGTCCCGGCTTGTCGGTTGCGTCGGTCAACGCGCGATCGAACGTAACAAGCGCAGGGCCTTCCCCGGCTTGGTGGATACGGAAGAACGGCGCAGCATCTTTCTTGCCGTCGCGCAGGGCCTTGCTCATCTCACCCATCGCAGCGACGTACTGCGGCTGATAATGCGCAGCGGTCAATGTTTCAGGTGCGGTCGGGACGATACGCTGCCAGTCGGGAAACGAGCCATCGACGGGTTCAAAATGAACCCGCGCAGCGCCGTAAATGATCCACCACAGGCCGTTTACGTCGCGCTCGATCACATAGCAAAGCCCTTTGGTGCGGCCAGCGGCCTTGTTCGCTTGGCGCAAGGCCGTATCGGGAACAATCAGGCCGGGCAGGGCGTCGGCGCAATGCGCGGGCTTTACGTCTTGCAGCTTGAACGCTTCATTGCACCGCGCGGCAAACGCAATATGGCCGTTCGTGGCTGCGATAAAGCCGCGGGCGTCGAAAAATACGCCATTGAGGTAATATCGCGTTTCTTCCTTAGAAACGGCGCAGAGCGCGGCGTCGATGAAAGCGGCGGGAACGGCGATATTGATAGCGGTCATGTCAGTTGCTCCGGTTGGGTTGGGTTAAGACAAGTGAATCAGGCCAGTGTCGGCCATAAGCGTCGCATAGTGCACGGGGCGTTCATAGCGGCCGGTTTCATCGCGGTAAACGGACAGCCAGCGCCCTTGCGCCGCAAGGCCCACGGTTGCACCGTAGGGCACGCTGGCAGTCACCGGCCATAGGTCTAGCAGCCCCTCAGCGGCCAGCGCGTCGTTAAGCGTGTCAAAATAGTTCTGCATTGTCACAAGCCCCTATCCTGCATCGCCGCATTGACGGCGGCCCATGCCGCCATATCGCGCGGCGGCGCGCTTTCCTCGCTATCGCGGCCGTATAGCCACCAAGCGCTTTTCAGTTCGTTGTCGTTCATGGCGGCGAAGTAGGGCGTGAAACGGTCAAGCCAAAAGTTGAATTGAGACATATCGGATGCTCCGGTTGTTTGCCGGGCGGTTACGGCATTTTGCATCTTGTGTTGCTCCGTTTGGCGTTTCGATAGGCTCAATTTACCCTCAATCTCACCCCTGTCAACACATATTTTGTTGCGGATCGCTTGGGTAGTTGCGCCTGGCGACAGACGCGGGGAGGACAAGCGTTACTGACAGGGGTGTAAGTAACGGGCAGAATTGTTGGGTAGTTTGGGTGAAAAGTTGGGTATTGGCGCGGGCTTGGATTGCCTAAGCGTGAGCCGCAGAAAAGCAGGGGTTTGAGGGGTGTTTAGGCGTTTTGGGTAGTTGGATTG